AGATTTTATAAATAATAATTTAAACTTGATATTAAGTATATTAGGAACAATTTTAACTGCTGTTGGTGGTTATATAGCTAAATTATATAAAAAGTATATAAATGATAAACAAAAAAAACAAATAGTTGAAGATACCGTTAAATATGTTGAACAAATAACAAAAGATATTTCTATATCTAGTGAAAATAAATTCAAAAAATGTAAAACAAAAGCTATTGAATGGTTAAATTCAAAAAATATAAAATTTAGTGATACTGAATTAGAGGTATTAATAGAAAGTGCCGTAAATGGCTTTAATAATTCTATTAATAAAAAATAAAGGAGTGAATGAAAATGGAAATTAAAGAAAAATTAACTAAAGTAAATTATTGGCAAGGAAATGGTAATGGTGGAGCTAAACAAAATAAATATATAGTTATCCATTATGTTGGGGAAGTAAGCACTGCTTTAAATAATGCTAAGTATTTTGAAAATAGTTATAGAGGAGCTTCTGCACATTATTTTGTAGATGAAATTGATACTTATAGAGTAGTTAAAGATAGCGACTCTGCTTGGCATTGTGGTACTACAGGAGCTTATAAACACCCTGAATGTAGAAATACAAACTCAATAGGTATTGAAATGTGTTGCTTTAACAATAATGGTACTTTAGATGTATCAAATAAAGTTGTTGAAAGAACAATAGAATTAACAAAAGAATTAATGGCAAAATATGGTATTAGTGCTGATAGAGTTTTAAGACATTATGATGTTACAGGTAAAAATTGTCCTGCTCCATTCGTTAGAGATGTTAATAGATGGAATGATTTTAAAGCTAGAATAGGAGATACAAGCACACCAAGTGTTCCATCATCAAGTGGATGTGATCAAATTTTAAGAGTAGGTTCTGTAGTTAGAATTGATAGACCATTAACAGTAACAGCAATAAGTGGTAATTTAATAGCTATTCAAGAATTAACTGGTAAACCTACTGCAAGTTATCATTGGTTCGACCCTACTAATTTTGAGGTAGTTGAAGGGAATGTAGCTAAGCAAGTATGTTCAGTTGGTTGTAAAGTTAAATTACATGGAGAATATAGCGTTTTAGGTTTAGTAAAAACTGAGGACTGGGCTTGTAAATTAAAAATAGGAAATAGAACTAATTGGGTATGGACTAATCCATGCTATGAAGTAAAAGACTAGAAAATTTCTAGTTTTTTTAATTTATTTTAATATTTTTTCAAAAATGTATTGACAAAGTAATTACAATAGCGTATAATCATAAGTGAAGTTAAGGGAAGGAGAAAAGAAAAATGGAAATTAACATGAAAAATTACAATTTAGAAAGTTTTAAAGAAAAAGATATTTATAGTTGGGAGGAGATAATAAGTATTATAGAAGACTTAGAATGTGAACTTCATATAAAAGAAGAAAAAATTGAAGAATTAGAAAATGATTTAGAAAGTAATTATAAAAAAATTTCACTAGCTGAACAATATGATATAAGTGATAGAGATTTTATATAGGAGGGAAATATAATGGAAGAATTAAATAAAGAAATTGAAAGAGTCAAAATTGTGTTAGAAAATTATCTAACACAATATGACAACACAAAAGAAGAAATAGTAAAAGAAATAATAGAAAGAAGGAATAAATAATGTTAAATCAAATAGTATTAGTTGGTCGATTAGTTCAAGACCCTGAAATAAAAGAACTAGAAAAGGTTGGCTATATAACTTTAGCAGTATCAAGAAGTTATAAAAATGCAAATGGAGAATATGATACTGATTTTATACCAGTTACTTTATTTAAAGGCATAGCTGAAAACACAAAAGTTTATTGTAAAAAAGGCGATATGGTTGATGTTAGAGGAAGAATAGAATGTGAAAATGGCAAAATAAATTTAATAGCCGAAAAAGTATCGTTTTTATCAAGTAGAAAGGAAAGTGAATAATGAAAACATCAAGAACATTTAGATTATCATCTTTTGTTGATAATACTTTAAAAAATATAAATTCTAAGTTAGGAATTAAAAAAACAACAATGATAGAATTATCAGTTATTGAAAAATCACAAAGAATGGGCTTTCTAACGCAAAATAGCGACGACGCTATAAAATGTATAGATGAAATGATAAAAGCCCTAGAAACGGCTAAAAATAGGCTAAAATAGTAAGATAAGGAGAATAAAAGAATGAAAAAGAAAAGTTTAGAAGAAGTTTTAAAAGAAAATAAAAAAACTTATAGAGAAAGATTAGAAGAGCAAAGAAAACAAGCTCACAAGGAAAATATTAAAGAAACTATATTATTTTGGTTTGTTGCTATGTTTATAATAATAAGTACTATAATAATGTTAAATAATCTAAATTCAAAAGATATTAGTAGATGTGAAAAGATAGGATATAGTAAGAGTATATGCAACACCAACATAAAATAAATAATAAAATAGAATTAGAACAAGAACGTTTAGCTAAAATGAAATATTTATGTTCGAATATTCAAATGACATTAGAAAAGTACTTAAATATAAATAAAAAAATAGAACAAAAACAAGATAAAATAAATTTTCTTATAAAACTAAAAAAAGAGCTTGAAAAAATAGGGGAATGAAAATGAAAAGAAAACTTAAAAAATGGGTTAAAATTTTAATTTTTATACTATTAATTATATTGATAATTATATTATTATTTTTCATTAAAAAAATAAATGTAAAAGAGCCAATAAAAGAAAAAAATATAAATATAAAATATAAAAAGCATATTTATACAAATGAAAATTATCAATTACAAAATGAAATAGATAATTATTTAGAACAAAAAAGAATTGAAGAAATTAAAAGAAAAGAAGAAGAAATAAAAAGATTAAATTCTATGAAAACTTATGAAACAAGATTAACGAGTTATTATTTAGGAGATAATACAGAAACAACGACTAAAACTGGTAGTGGATTAGATATTTACGATTTTGAAGTTAATAATAATGGTTGGTATACTTATCAAGGAAAGTTAGTTGTTGCGACTGCTACAAATTATCTTATAAAATATGGATTTGTATTAGGAGAAAATATTAAAACATATAAATATTATGATGAATTGGTTTTAAATATAGATGGTATTGATTATCAAGCAATAGTTTTAGATAGCTGTGGTAGTTCAATGAAAACTGGAAGAATAGACTTGTTTGTTTCAAATAAAGAAAGTGTAAAAGATACAAAAATAATAGTAAAGGAGAAATAAAATGTATAGAGATTTAGAAAGTAATTATGAAGAATATTTAGAAAAATCATATGAGAATGAAACAACATGTGAATTAATAAATAATTTAGAAAAAATAGATAAACAAAGAAAACAATTGGATAAAGAAGAATTATATATTATTAAAGAATTATGGAAGAGAATACCTAGTCTAAAAAAAGAAGAGTTGTTTCAACCAAAAGTAAAGGAGAAATAAGAATATGGACGATAGAACAATAGAAGAAATTAGAAAAAATGAAACTAAACTTATAAATGAAATTAAAGTATTAGAACAACAATGTCAAAAACAAAAAGAAGTTATTGATAATATTAAAAAATGCTTTGATGATGGACATTTTGAAGATGATTGTGATTGTTTAATAATAGAAAAATATATAGATAATTATTTAAAAGAGGTATCAGAATGAACGATAAATGTAAATATTGTGATTATGTTTCTAAATGTTCAAGAATATGTGAATATAATAGTATTCTATGTAGAGCACAAAGGAGTTTTCCAAAAGTAGTAGATAAATCTTATGAACAATTAAAACAAGAAAACCAACAACTAAAAGATAATTGGAATACGTTAAAAGAATATATAAAAGAAACTAAATTAAAGGAATTTGAAAAATCGTATGGTAAAAGATATGGTAAAAGATATGGGAAAACATTTACTCAAGCAGAAGTAGTAGTGTGTAATATGATTTTAGGTAAAATGCAAAAAATAGAACAAGGAAGTGATAGCAATGAATAGAAGAATTAAAAAATTTATAAATAAATGTTATAACAAAGAAAAAGATGCTTATTGTTGGATTAATACTAACAAAAAATTATCAGATGAAGAATTATCCGATATAGAAAAATATTTTAATGACAAAAATTATAACTTCATGTTGATTATTAATGGTTGTTCACAATTAAGACCACAAAGAACATGTGGAACATTACCAACATTTTTAAAAGGAATTGATGGATGTCATACTATATTTAAAAGTTCTTCAAATGCATTTATATTGTGCAGTTGGTTAGAGGATTATGATGAATATAAAGATGATATTAAAGAGTTGTTAGATTTACCTGATATTTTAGAAGTTAAAGCATTAAGGAAGTGATAGTAATGAATAAAGAAGATACATTAAAACAAATATGTAAAATGATTTCTAGTGGTGATATACCAAAAGTAGTATATGATAAATATTTATCTAAAACACAATTGGGATTTATGAATTATGAAGAATTATATGATTTTTTAATGAACAAAACCAAAAAATACGAAGAAGTAATTGATAAAATACAAAAACATTGTGAAATAGAAATAAATGCTTCTAATTATTATTTAAAAAATCATAATAGCCAAAAAGAATTATGTCATAAAGTTGCCCATCAAATAATTTTAGATATTTTAAAAGAGGTTGAATAAATGATTTATAAAGGAGATGATAAATAATGAAATTAGAAATTGGGCAATTTGCTAGATTAAAAAGTGGTTATTCCGATGAATTAGGAATAGGTAAAATAGACTTTGTTGCTAATTGTGGAGTTGCAACAATAGATTTTAAAAATAAAAAATTAGGTGTATTTACTGAAGATATAATAAAAGTTAATTATAATATAATAGATTTAATTGAATTAGGAGATATTTTAGTTGATGACACAAATAGAAAATTAGAAGTTTTATCAATAGATAATGAGTTAATGGTTAGAAATACAGGATTAATTTATGATAATAATTATTATTTACCGATAAAAAACATAGCAATTAAATCAGTCATAACACACGAGCAAATGGAACAAATGGCTTATAAGGTAGGAGATGATAAAAAATAATAAAATTATATTGTAAAAATATTTAAAATATATTATAATTTATTTAAGTTAGGAGGAATTATAATATGGACAAAAAATCTTATTATGCTATAATACCAGCAAATGTAAGATATGATGATAATTTAAAAGATAAAGCTAAATTATTATATGGAGAAATAACAGCTTTATGTAATGAAAAAGGATATTGTTGGGCAACAAATGAATATTTTGCTAATTTATACAATGTTAGCAAAACTACAATATCCACTTTGATTAAAAATTTAATAGATAATGGATACATATATTCAAGTTTTATTTACAAAGAAAATTCAAAAGAAATTGATAAAAGAATATTAAGTATAACTAATGTACCCCCTTTAAAAAATTTTAAAGACCCCCTTAAAGAAAATTTAAAGACCCCTTTAAAAAATTTTAAAGACCCCCTTAAAGAAAATTTAAAGGATAATAATACAATTAATAATACAATTAATAATAGTAATAGTTATTATTATATAGAAGAACAATTTGGAAGAACATTAGCACCTGTTGAATATACAAAAATTGATAAATGGAAAGAAACTTTTTCAGATGATATTATTAATTATGCAACTGATATAGCTATATTAAATGGGGTTAAGAATTTTAATTATATTGATGGTATTATTAGAAACTGGAAAGATAAAAATATAAAAAGCATTAAAGAATTAAAAAATGAAACTTTAATTGAAAAGTCAATAAAAAAAGAATTGTTTGATTACAATTGGTTAGAAGAAGAATAGAGGTTAAATATGGTAGATGATAAATTTGTAAATGATACGATTAGACAATTAAAATGTGGACATAGTTGTTATTTATTTAATCATGAACAAGTTAAGATTATAAAAGAAAAATATAGTAAAAAAACGAAATTAGAATTAGAAATAAAAAAAGATGGAGAATATTTTATAGCTAAGCCATCTAAAGCAGTATTAAAAAGCCAACATTATTAATTTGACAAATTGATAATAAAGTAGTATAATGTTATTAGTGTACAGGTTAAAGTAGATTTATTGTAGACAAGAAAACCTGTACACACTAAAATAATTTCTTGTTTACAATAAGTCTATTTTTTATTAGGAGGGATAATATGAAAGGATTTGAAAACGTATCGGTAGAAGTTGCCGAAGATTTAATAGAATTAATTAATTCTATGAAAGGTTTAGAAAAGAGTTCTAAAGTAGAATATTCTGTTCAAAACAAAAAAGGAGAATGGTCAAAAAAAACATTTAACTATGTACCATTGGACGATATTTTAAACAAAATAAAAGAAAATAATAATTTTGCTGTAATGCAACCTATTGGAGTTGATGATAATGGTGTTAATGGAGTTAAATGTATTTTAATACATAAATCAGGACATATATTTGAAACTAATACATTTCCATTTACTTCAACTGGAAGCAGTAAAATTCAAGATGAGGGTGCAGAAATAACATATCGTAAGAGATATAGTATAGGAGCATTCTTAGGAATGGCTACTGATGAAGATACTGATGGAAACGACCCAGAAGCAAGTAATAGTAGTATAAGATTTGCAACTGAAAATCAATTAAAATTGATTAATAAATTAGATACAAATATAAAAAATAAAATTTTAGAAAAATATAAAATAACTAAAATTGAAGAATTAAATATTAAACAAGCAAGTGAAATTATTTCAAATATGAAAGGAGAAAATAAATAATGGAAAATGAATTAATGATAGTAGAAAATAATGAATTAGAATTAACAAAAGAAGGAATTAAATTTATAAAAAAAGTTCAAAAAGCAAAGGTTGAACTTGCTAAAATGGAAGAACAATTAAAAGATATGTTTAAAGAAAAAATGGAAGAAAACGGTATTAAAAAATACACAAGCCCTGATGGTACATTTAAAGCTACTTATTACGAAGAAACTGTTACAAATAGATTTGATAGTACTAAGTTTAAAAAAGAAAATGAAGAGCTTTATAATCAATATTTAAAACCATATAAAAGAAGTTCTTACATAAAATTCAATTAATGTGTTAGAATTTATAGAAGAAAGCCATACTTACATATTAAATGGGGAAATAATACCATCTGTAACACAAATATTACAAGACTTATTTCCTCTTAAATATGATGGTGTTCCACAAGAAATATTAGATAATAAGGCTGAATATGGAACACAACTACATAAATTTATAGAAATAATAGAAAAAAAGAAACCTAAAAAACCTTTAGCATATATAAAACGATATTATAAGCCAAATATATACCAAGAAGAGAGTTTAAAAGATTATTTAAAAATAAAAGAAAAATATAATATAGTTATTACTGACAGTGAAAAAAGAGTTCATTACAAAAATAAATACTGTGGAACATTAGATTTAAAAGGCTATGTTAATAATAAAAGTGCTATAATTGATATAAAAACTATTTACAAATTAGATGAATTATATGTCAGTTGGCAAAATAGTATGTATGAATTAGCAGATGGTAAAGTAGACGAATTATATTGCTTATGGTTACCAAAAGGAAGATTAGGAAAATTAATTAAATTAGAAAGAATAGATAAAAAATATTTATTAGCAATAATAGAATAGGAGGAATAAAGAATGGAGTTTAAAATAGGAGAAAATTTAACAATATCACAATTACAAAGTGAAATAGATAAATTATCAAATAAAGTAAGTAAAGAATATAACAATGTAATAAGCAATAGAGATAAAATAAATTATTTGAAAGAACAATTAAAAAAATTAAAAGAAGAAGAAAAGAATAAACCAATTATTGATGAAACAGAAAAAAAATATTTAAAAGAAGTTATTAGACCATTTAAAGACAAAGTTGAATATATAAAAAAAATAATGAATCTTAATAAAAGTAAAGAATATATATCTATAGGAATAGAATATGAACCATCTGTTGACCTCCCATATTTTGAAAAGAATAATATGTATGAAGGAATGGAAACAGGTAAGGAATATACATTAAAGGAGTTAGGTTTAGATGAATAAAGGAGTAATTGTTGGGAGATTAGTAAGAAATCCAGAATTAAGATATACAAGTTCAAATAAAGCAATTACAAAAATAACAATTGCTTGTAATAATTCAAAAGATGATACAACATTTTTAGATATAACAATATTTGGAAAAATGGCAGAAACAACTAACGAATATTGTCAAAAAGGAGATATTTTAGGAATAGAATACATAGTTAAAAATTACAATTGGGAAGATGAAGAAGGTAAAAGACACTTTACATATAATTTTATAGCTAATAGAGTAGAGTTTATATCAAAGGCTAGTAAATCTACTAACAAAGTAGAAATACCTCAAGAACAGGCTAAAAATAGTTTAAATAAAGATGTATTTGATGAATTTGGAGATAGTGTTTCTATTGATGATAATTTTCTAGAATGAGAGGTACAGTTAAACAATTAATTCCATATATGTTGGAATTAGATGATACTAAAATATATGAAGTAAAAGAATATAAAGAAAAAAGAAACTTAGACCAAAATGCTAAATATTGGAAGTTATTAAATGAACTTGCACTCACATTAAAAGTAGGAGTAGAAGAGTTACATTTTAAAATGTTAAAAGACTATTCACAAAGATATGAAATTCTAGTCCCTAAAGATATAAAATTAAGAGGAATTGACTATTATGAAAAAAAATCTAAAATAATTAGAAATGGTCAAGAATTTATAGTATATCAAATATTTACACCTAGCCATGAATTAAATACAAGAGAATTTGCATTATTATTACAAGGATTATGTGATGAATGTAAAGAACAAGGAATTGAAACACTAAGTCCTAATGAATTAAAAAAGTTAGAAGAAATGATAAGAGGTTAAATATGAAAAAAACACAAAAAGAATTAATTGAAAAACATTTATTAAAAAAAGGTAAAATAACAAGTTGGGAAGCATTTAAAAGATATGGAATAACAAGATTATCACATATAATTTATCTATTAAGAAAAGAAGACTATAATATTAAAAGTGTAAGTACTACTAAAAAAAATAGATATGGACATTATTGTACTTATAGCACATATACATTAGAAAATGACTAAACAAGAAAAATTAGTATATGAAAAAATAACCGAAGAACAACCATATTGCCAATTATGTGGTAGTACAAGCTATTTACATAGACACCACATTTATTATAGAAGTCAATTAGGTTTAACGGTAGAAAAAAATATAATAGTATTATGTGATAAATGTCATAGATTAGTACATTCAAATAAAAAAGAATGGCAACCTAAGTTATTAGAAATTCAATATAAAAAATATGGCTATTTTGCAAAGGAAGAAGTCATTAAATGTAAGAAATATGGAAAAATAGCATGAAAGGAAAATGGGAAGATGAGTTTTAAAAGAAAACTAGAAAGAAAAAACGAAAAAAAAGAACAATTAAATATTAAAAACACATATGGTAAAAAGCCTAAAGGAATTTGCCCTAGATGCCATAAACATAGTATATTTATGACAAACCAAGAAAATGAAGTATATTGTATAAGATGTAATAATAGAATAAAATAAAAAAATTAAAAACTATTAAAAAAGCTAGTAAATTGTTTTTTATTCATATCACATTACCTTCTAATATAACTAAACTAATTTTACCCTTAAAAACAATGTGAGTTTGTTTAATAGTGAGTTTGACATTGTTATTAATAATGTGATATAATAATAAAAGAAAATAGGAGGAAATATGGATTATAAATTTAGTAAAATTGATTTAGACGAATATGAATTGTCTTACACAAACAAAAACAAAGAAAAAGTAAAAATACCATTTAAAAGAACGGTTGAAATGGGACAAAAAATACAAGGAATAACTGCTAGAGCTAGAACTAAAATGTTTATTGAATTAACTAAACTAGGAATAACTAAAAATGATTTAATAATTAAAAAAAGTGATGGAAAAGGTCATACAACATATGATGAAACTAACTATCAAGAATTTGAAAGAAAATACATAGAAGAAGAGACTTTAATTGTCATGAACGAAATAATGGAGTCTTGTTTTAAAAAGAATTTAGTTGATTTATTTGATGATATGGGAATAAATACATATTCAAATGATAAAGATAGTATAAATGTTATATCAACATTTAGCCAAAAGTTTGGGATGATACTTTCAAAAAACGATGAAGAAAAATCTCCCAGTGCTAGCGATAAAGAATAATCAAATAAGAAATAGTAATAAAACAATATTTTGTTTTGCTTATCAAGAAGATTTAGACCAAGCATACGCATTTTATTGTTCAAGATATGAAAATATAAGCTATAGAGAATTTTTAAATTTAGGATTTTTTGAATTTAAAAAGAAAATAGGAAGTATACCAAAGAGTGAGCCTTTATATGATATAATAAAATCAAGAACAATAGAACTAGGTAAAATCAAAGATAAAGAAGAACGAAAATATTGGAGAGAATTAAAAAGAATAAATCAAATACCTCAAATATTTATAAGTACTGATGAAATATTTAGAGAATTAAAGGGAAGAATGAAAGAAACTAAACAAGTAGGAGGAAAATAATAATGGAAAAAAATTTAATAAAATTTAATGAAAATATAACAAAGGTAACAAAAGAAATAGCAAAATATGAAGATGAAAAGGGAAATTATACATTGATACCAATAGGACAATTAATGTGTAGCTGTGAATATATGGAATTAGATGAACCAATGTACAAGAAAGCATTATTTGAAAAGATAATTGAAAAAGATGTTGAATATAATAAAATTAAAACTACAAAAGTAGTAGATAAATCAACAATCACACATAATAAAAAAGACCAAGGAACATTAGTAGATAATGAAGTAGAAGTAAGTCAAGTATGGGTAGTAAAAAATGGAATAGGATTAACTAAATCATTTGATAGCAAGGATAAAGCCTTACAAGTAGTAAATGAATTAAATAATAAATATTTAGAAATGGCAGAGTTAAAATAATGATTAATGTTTTTAAAGAAAATAAAGAATTAAAAAAAGAAAACATACGATTAAAAATGAAAATAAGTGATGATGATTATTATCATAAAACTTTTTTAAAAAGAGAACAGTATTACATCAATAAAATTGATGATTTACAAGAAAAAGTAAAACAACTTCAAAAAGAATTAATTGAATTATATGAAAAGAATTATGAATTAGCAAAGAAACTTAATAAGGAGTAATTATGAAAAAAATAGAAATTAAATATATACCAATAGATGATATAAAACCTTATATAAATAACCCTAGATTAAATGAAGAGGCTATTCCTTATGTTATGAATAGTATAAAAGAGTTTGGATTTAAAAACCCTATTATATTAGATAAAAACAATGTAATAGTAGCAGGACATACTAGATTAGAAAGTGCTAAAAGACTTGATATGAAAGAAGTACCAGTTATTTATGCTGATGACTTAACTAAAGAACAAATAAAAGCATTTAGATTAGCAGATAATAAAGTTAGTGAAAAATCAATATGGGACTATACTAAGTTAGATGAAGAATTAGAAAATATTTTAGATATTGATATGAGCATGTTTGATTTTGAGAATATAGAAGAAACTAATTTAGATGATTTTTTTGAAGATAACGATAATAAAAAAGAAAAGGAGAGTAAACTTATAGAATGCCCTCATTGTCATAAGCCTATTGAACTGTGAAAGTATTTTTGGCTTCAACAAGTAGTAGAGAAAATATGGGAGAGAGTGAACTAAATAAAATTCCATATATTTTAGAAAGTTTTTATACAATAAAAAATGAAAGAACATTAAATAGAATAAAAAATATAAATAAAAAGAAATTTTTGTTAGACAGTGGAGCATTTACTTTTATGAATGGTCATAAAGGAAAAGTTGACTGGAATAAATACATAGAAGATTATGCAAAATTCATTAATAAATATAATATAAAATATTTTTTTGAATTAGATATAGATGTAGTTGTAGGTATTAAAGAAGTTGAAAGATTAAGAAAAAAGCTTGAAATGTTAACTCACAAACAATGCATCCCAGTATGGCATAAATCTAGAGGATTAGAATATTATAAAAGAATGTGTAAAGAGTATAATTATATAGCAATTGGTGGAATAGTTATAGGAGAAATAAAAAAACAAGATTATAAAGTGTTTATTCCATTATTAAAAATTGCTAAAGAAAATAATTGCAAAGTACACGGATTAGGTTTCACGGTAACGAGAGAACTTAACAAGTATCACTTTTATAGTGTTGATAGTACAAATTGGTTGTCTGGTGGAAGATTTGGACAATTACATACATTTAATGGAAAGTTTATTGAAAGTAAAAGTTTTAAAAACAAAAGAGCAAAAGATTATAAGCAAATAGATAAACATAATTTAGAGCAATGGATAAAGTTTCAAAATTATGCAGATAAATATTTATAAGTAGTATGCAAAAACCTACTATAAAAAACTAAAGGAGAGATTAAAATAAAAAAAGATAAAAAAATAAGTAAATTATTATTAGGACTAATTATTTTATATACAATTAGTTTCTTGATAAGCAATATTATAACAATTAAACAAATAATTTTACCATTTGGAATAACAATGACAAGTGCAGTTATATTATTTCCGATAGTATATATATTAAGCGATGTATTTAGTGAAGTATATGGTTATAGATGGAGTAGAAATACAAGATATATAGCATTTGTAAGTAATTTATTTATGGTATTAATATTCACATTAGTAATAAAACTACCAAGTGCAAGTACATTCACAGGACAAGAAGCGTTGATACAAACATTAGGAAGCACACCAAAGGTATTATTTGCTTCATTATTAGCATATTTAGTTGGAGATTTTGTAAATGATAAAATATTTGCTAAAATGAAAGAAAAACATACTGATACAAAAGGATTTGGAATAAGAGCAATATTATCCAGTTTATTTGGAGAATTAGTAGATAGTTCTATATTCTTACCAATTGTATTTTTAGGAGTATTACCAATTAATATAATAATTACAATGGCAATAACTCAAGTAATATTAAAAGTAAGTTATGAAGTAATAATGTTACCTATAACAAAGTTAGTTGTTAAAAAAGCAAAATTATACGAAGAAAATAACTAAAATAAAAAGGAAGTGATACTATGGCTAAAGAAGATAATTTAATACCAGGAGGACATAAATTAACAAGAGAAGAACAGTCGAGGGCTGGTAAACGTAGTGGAGAAGTAAGAGCATTAAAGAAAACCTTTAAAATGGCTCTTAAAGAACTATTACAAGAAGAAGTAAAAGATAAAAAAGGAAATCCATCTGGAAAAACTTATCAAGATTTAGTAAACATAGGTCTTGTAAAAGGTGCTATGAAAGGGAATGCTATTAATTATAAAACTATTTTAGAAACAATAGGAGAAATAGAAGCAGAAAAAACCGAAGTATCAGTTCCTACAATAAAATTAGAAGTAGTAGATAATAGTAAGCTAGAGAGTGTGTTATATGAAGATAAAAAGTAACAAGTATCACAACACTAAAGTTATCTATAATGGAATAAAGTTCGATAGTAAAAAAGAAAGAGACAGATATATTACTTTAAAACAACTAGAAAAAGCAGGAATAATAAAAGAATTAGAACTACAACCAAAGTTCTTATTATTAGATACAATTCATTATAAAGGTAAAACATACCCTAAAACCTATTATAAAGCCGATTTCAAGTACTTTGATAATGAAAAGGATAAATATATAGTTGAAGATGTTAAAAGCACTATAACAGCAAAAGATAAGGTATATAGGCTTAAAATAAAAATGTTATTAACAAAATATCCTGATATAGACTTTGTTGAAGTAATATGATATAATTAATGTGATGGAAAAAGTGTTTTACAATTTCCTTGCATGCTATCTTTATAGGTAGCATAGAGTAGATAACAAATTACTACGGTGAGCTAGATAGCCGACTACATTATCTATTCTATGGTGTCTATAAGGCACTAGAAATTCTTATTTTATTTGCTATACGAACTCTGAGAGGATAAGATAGTAAATAGCATTACCTTTAACAGGTAGTGTCTAATGATATATAAAAAGAGAGAAGTAAAGAGGTATCGTTCAAGAGTAATTAACTTGTTCGCTTTAGGAAATAGTTAGATAAGCCCTTGTATACTAACTTATAACAAGGTCAAACCTTTATATCATTAGACAGTATCTATTAAAGATACAAAGAAAGGAATTAAAATTATGGCTAGAAAAAAAGATACAAAAAAAGGAATTAAAACTGAAAAAGAAATTATTTCTTTAGATAATTCTCCAATATCTCCATTGATACAAGAAGAAAAAGAAATAATACCAGAAAAGTTTGTAAACATTACACCAAAAAAAGTAGAACATAAAAATAAAATTAATATTAAAAATAAAAGAGTGTATAAAGACTTAGGAAATGGATATGGAATGTATTCAGATGATGGGTCTATATTTAAAATATAGGAGGTTTATATGGAATTTATAAAACTAAGAGAAGATAGATACATGATTAAAAATAGTAATAATATTGTAGTATCTGAAAAAGAAAAGTTAGAATTAGAAAAAAAGAATTTAATTATAGAAGATATTCAAAGCAATGAATGTCAAGGAAGAACAACACAAAGAATAAAAAAAATAGATAGGAAGTTGAAAAATGAAAGAAAACCAATTACAACTGAAACTATCGAAGAAACAACAGAACCTACTGAATGATATAATATCTAAAGATATACCTGAAATATATGTATTAGGTAGTACCCAAAGTGGAAAGACTTATGATATATGCTTTGCTTGTATAATGTATGCTCAGGAGCTTTATAAGTATAATCCTAATGAAAAATATTATGGAGCTATAATTGGCTGGAGTGTAACAACATTAAAAGGGAACATAGTTGAAGTTATAAAAAATTTCCTTGAGTCAATGGGATTACAAAAAAAGAAAAATGGTAAAGGAGATTATGATTTACACTGGGGTGGAGATGATGACAAATATTTAGAAATATATAACATTAAATATTTGTTTTTTGGTTTTAACACCGTGTTATCATATAATAAAATATTAGGTAAACCATTAATATTTGAATGGATAGATGAAAGTGCTAGGATATTTTCTTCTGCACAATTAAGAGAGAGCTTTAAAGAATTGCCTACAAGACAAATGAGCTATGTAACACATCCTTATTTAAAAACGATACATAGTTTTAATGTAGAGGGTAATGAAAACCATCCTTATAAAATTGAATATATTGACGGAAAACCTAAAGCAAAGCATTATACTTTTTTCCCTTATGACAATCCTAAACTTGATACAGAAGAAGCTATGATAAAAGTAAAACAAATGTTCCCACAAGATAGTGCATTACAAAAACAAAAAATATTTAACGAATGGTGCATAGCCGAAGGTAAAGTATTTGATAAATTAAATATAATAGATAGCTTAGATAATTTTGTTATACGTGAAATAGGATTAGGAAATGACTATGGTAGTGTAAATCCTACAACATTCGTTCCAATAATGTTGACAATGAATAAATTAACTAAAAAATGGTGCTTAATAAGACTACCAGTTTATTATCATAATCCTAAAGAATTAGGAGATACACCAACGACAGAGTTTTATAGTAATCAATTAAGAATGTTTATGGTTTATATAAAAAAGCAATTCCCACACGTTCCTTTAACTACAAATGTCATAGATAGTGAAGCTTCACATTTTGATAATAGATTAACCGTTGATAATATACAACACACGTTATCTGATAAAACCGACGGAGTTGACGCAGGAGTACAACATTTGCAGTCTTTATGCGATAAAGAATACTTTTATATATTAAAAGGCAATAGTATAAAACAATTTACAAATGATGGAAAACCTATTTATAGTGGTAAAGATGAAAGCTTAATTGAATTTGAAAGTTATCAATATGATAATGTAAGAAGTATTAAAGAGGGAACAAACTGTTATAAAAAAGAATTAGACCATAGTGTTGACGCAACACGTTATTTAATCAAAGAATGGGCAAATACTGGAAGATGTCCTATTGTATAGGAGGAAAGAATATGTTATACTACAAGTAGAGGTAATGCTCCAATCTTCCCTCTAAATACATATTGGAGGTGTATTATGAAAGAAATTTGGAAAGATGTTAAAAATTATGAAGGATTATATCAAGTCAGCAATTTAGAGTGGTGCACTCCATCTTATAATATTAATTATGGTAAAAGAAATAATAATTTGAATAAGGAAGTATGGCAATACGATTTGCAAGGTAAATTTATAAAGAAATGGAAAAGCACGATGGAAATACAGAGAACTTTGGGTTTTAAAAACCAAAATATAAGTTTTGCGTGTTTGGGAGAAAAGCATACGTCACACGGTTACATATGGAAATATAGGGAGGTTGATTAAAATAGAACTTAGGTGCAAAGCTACTAAAAGATTTTTATTTGAAATAAATATTGAAGAATATTATAATAATTTAAAAAAGATGGGTATAGATATAACAACTCCTATAAAAATTAAAATACCGTGTCAAAAATGTAAAATGATAGAAGAATATGAACTATATCCATCACATTATGAACATAAAAAGAGTTATAAAAGAGAAAGTTGACATATAAAATAATATATGTTATAATGAATACACTAGAAAAGTGCAATAAATGTGTCGAAACATAGGAAGCATAAGGATAGTAATATCTTTATGCTTTTTATTTTGTAGAAAGGAGGTATAAAATGATAAAATTACTTAAAAATACGATAGAAAATATAAGTGCTTTTTTTACTAATATTTGTGACGAAATTGTTAAAAAAATACAAAAAATAAAAAAATATTATGAAAATAGTAAAAAATGGAAATTATATCTCTATTTAAACGGACAATGTATTAAATGTTTAAAAATAGATAAAGACTTCGCTCCAATGAATAAAATTTATGTAGTAAAAGTTAAAAATATGGAACATCTATTAGGCACAAATAAACCTGTACAAATAGTTGTTAGAAGTTATAAGTATAAATATACTGATGAAGTTAAAAAAACGGCTCATATAGAAGTTATTATATACGAGGGGGTGGAAATAAATGAATAATGCAAGAATAAAATCTGCTTATAATGTTTTGGAAGCTCCTTATATTAAAGTAGAAGCAACTGTAACACAGCCTGGAATAACAAATGGTAAACCTAACATATATAGAAAATCAAAATATATAATTGCTCCTAGTGGTAAAAAAGTTGCAACATATATAGTTAATCAAATATTTGGTAGTGATTTAGTTACGCAAACCGAAGGATTAAATATTAATTGGCTTATGCCTACTTTAAAAGAAAGCTTGGAACTAGCAGTATATGAAGAAGAGTCATTCATATTAATACATAAGTTTGATGATAAAATTTATCTTGAATGTATTAAAAAATCAGATATACACGATTTAGTACAAAAGTTTGATAAAATAATAAGTGGTACTATAATACAACAATATGATACAAACGAAGATACTTACGAATTACATAGAAATATAAAAATTGATAATGGAATAACATATATGGAGATGAAAGCTTACAAACTAGATAGCAAATCAAAACTTATTCCTGTTGATATAAATGTATTTAATAAATATACAAGCAATGATTATCTACCAATGTACATATTACCTTATGAAATATTGATTAACATTGATATTGGACAAGATTTTTTCAAAGATAGTAAAAAGTTTATTAATGAAGAAATGAAAATATTTAATGTATTTTCTGATGAAATAGAAAAAACTAAAACAAGAATAGTAACTACTCAACATTTTCAAAGTGGAGATATAGTTGCTAATTGGACACCAGCTAGTACACATTATAAAGTTGATACCTTAACCGTTGGTAATTTACAAGATTATTTCACTTTATTACCTGGAGATAAAGACCATCAAATGTTTGAATTTTTACAAGGCAGTATAAGAGTTAATGATTATATTAATTCATTTAAGTTCTGTGATTATCAAATAATTCAAATGGCAGGATTAAGCCCAGCAAGCTTTGGTTATGAAAAGGACGCATATCAAAATGTAGATAGCATTGATTTAAGTAAAAACAATTCTGATATGACAATAGAAGCTATTAAAACACAAATAGAGCCACAAATAAATCATTTATTAGAAAATATAGTTAAGGCACAACAAAGTCAAGGAATAACTAAAAATCTAATACCTAATTCATTAAATTGGGATTATGGCTTAAATGAAAAGTTAACAGATATGAAAAAACTACAAGTATTAAATAGAGTTCAAAGTGTTGGAAGTATACCATATTCAATAAAAGCAAAAATAATAACTCCAATATTAAAAAAATTAATAGATGATGACATAGACAAAGAAGATATGCTTACTATTGAAAAATTAATAGAAGAAAATGAAAAGGAAAGAAAATCAATAGAAATAGAGTATGGCGAGGTGTAGTAAATGAAAGATGAAATATCAGAAGTAATCAATGAAGAAGTTCAAAGCTATTCAAAAGAAAGTTATGATTATTTAGATGAAGTAAAAAAACTTATATTTACTTGCTTAATAGGAAAAATATCATATGACATATTTAAAGGTAAATTAAACAAGATAAATTCTAAATATAATAAAATCGAAAAAAATAGAACTTCAAAAGGTTATAAAAAAGTAAAAGATAAAGTAATCAAATCAAACAAAACACCTATTTCTAGTAAAAAAATAGAATTTACTGAAAAAGATTTAGCACAATTGCTATTTAAACTAGATAAAACTAGTCAAATTAAAGCAAAAGATAAATTTATAAGAGTTATTACTAACTACTATAAAACAACGCTTAAAACGGCTAAAAAAGAGTATATAAGCATAGATGACTATTTAAAAAAGAAACTTACTCAATATGATAAAGTTGAAAAAGTAGTCGCTTATCATAATCAAGATGGAACAATAAGAGCATATCACGACATAGCAAGTTATAATTCAATGGTTTATAACACTAACTTAACAAGTAGTGCATGGAATGAAACAATTAATTATTGTTATGAAAATAATACTGATATAGTTTATGTAGAGCCTCATCCGTTTAGCTGTCCTTTATGTCAAGAATGGCAAGGCAAGTTTTATAGTTTAACTGGTAAATCATCAAAATATGAGAATATAGAAAATGCTTATAAAGGTGGACTTAAACATCCTAATTGTAAACATAATATAACAACAAATGTAGGACAACAAGAAACTGATGATTATAGTTCTAATGAATGGGTTGAAAGATACCAAGCAAGGCAAAAAAAACAGGCGTTAGAACTAAAAAGAAAAAGATTAAAGACTGACCGAGATATTTATAAAGAATTAAATAACTATGAGGAGGTTGATAAAATCAATGCTCAAATAAGGACTTTAAATAGTTCTATAAAAGAGCAAAAAAAATTAATGAAATAGTCCAGAGGCAATTATGACTATAAACTATATGCCGTGTCGACACATTTAGCACTTTACTTAAAGTAAAGGAGAGAAAAAAATGAATTTAGATATTACAAAATATTTAAAAAACAAAGATATTACAATTAGTAATGATGACCTAGATTTAGACAAAATGTCAAAAGATTTATACAAAGGATATACTAAAAATAGTGATATCAAAGAGCCTGATTATTCAGGTTATGTAAAAAAAGAAGATTTTGACAAATTGCAAAGTGATTATACTACTTTGGAAAATAATTATAATACCACAGTAAAAACTTTAAGCGATACTAACGATAAAATGGCTAGAGTATCTTTAGAAAGTAAACTAGTTAGAAAAGGTTTTAAAGAAGAAAATTTTGACGAAGTAGTTAAATTAAGAAACAGTTTATATGCTGATGAAAAAGATGACCAAAAAGCAGTTGATAGTATAGCAGAAAGATTTAAAAATACTTACTTTGCAGAAGAAAAAACACCATATACTCCAGCACCAAATGAAAATGGAGGAGTTAATGGAAATAATGGAAGTAAAACAAATGATATAAAAATCACTAGAAACACTTCTATTAAAGATTTAATTGTACCTGTAACTAAATAATTTTTAGTTAAAATATAGAGGAAAGAAAGGAGAGAAAATTATGAATTTTACAGGAGTTAACTTAGACCTACAAGGTTTAATGAAAAGAGTGTATGCTAACTTGTTATATCAATCACAATTCTATAAAATGTTAAGTAGAAGTGACATGGAAGTAACAAGAACAGGTACACCAATTATCGAAGTTATTAAACAACTTGATACTACTTTAAATGTTCGTGATAATGTTGAAATAGCAAATGAAGGACTTAAAACAGAACTTGCTAAATATCAAAGCGTTAAAGTAGACTTAACTGAATTATCAATGGATTATTCATTCAGAATTAGTCCAATTGTAATGGGTTCAGGAATTGAAAGAGCAATAGAAGGGCAAATAGAATTAAAGAATGCTCAAGTTGCTAAAAATATTGATATTTATGGATTTAATAAATTAAATTCTGATATCACAGGTCCAGCAGATGGTTCTATGGCTTATACTGATGGACAAATCACAAAATGGGCTCCATCTAATGGAACTGAAACTATTGAATTAATTAATGATTTAAAATCTAAATTATTCGATAGAGACATTTATGATGGTTACTTACTAGGATTAAGAAGTGACGCATATTCATATTTCATTTCAAGTTTAACATCTATCTTAAAATATGAAACAAGAGCAGGTGTTGAAGGTGTAGATATGGGACAAGTTGCTGACGCTTATGGTGTTTATGTATTCCAAATCAACAGCAATGTAGTTGCTAAAGATAAGAATAAACAAGACACTAATGTAGTTGGATATTTTGCTAACGAAGTTGGTGTTGTTGGTGATACATTCTGGAGTTCATTCGCACAATACGATGGTAATTATCCAGGATTCCCAGGATATTTCGTATTAGAAGGAAATATCATGTTTGGAGCAAAAACTGTTAGACCAGAAGCAGTTATTAAATTAGTTGAAAGCATTCCAACAGTTACAGCAGGTTCATTTGACGCTGGTAAAGTTGGAACAGAATACAATCAAACAACAGCATTCTCTGGCACAGAAGTTGTTAAATATGAAGCTGGTGGACTTCCTGCTGGATTATCATTAAATGCAACATCTGGAGCAGTTACTGGAACACCAACAAAAGCAGGTTCATTCAATGTTTCAATCTATGGTGTAGATAAATATGGTAACTATTCTAATGCATTCAATGGAACAATTGAAATCGCTGAAGCATAGTTAGAAAGGAAGTGAGAAAATGCAATTTTTCACAAAAGCAGAGTTTGAGTTAAAATACCCAGATTATGCAAATGCTGATATTTCAACTTGGAAGATAGAAGCAGTTAGTGAGATGATTTTCTCACAAGTTGGCTTAAGATACAGGGACACAAGTTGGGATACGACAAGTGTCCCTTTGCCAATTAAAAATGCTTCTATGGAGCAATTAAGATTTATGATTGAACATGATATACCATTTATAGATTATAATAAGAGTGTTAAGGCAGGTGATATGTCAGCTGAATTAAATAGTGATTATTCAACTTTATCATTAAGAATATTAGGAAATAATGGTTATCTATATAGAGGTAGTAGAATGTCTGATAATATGGCTTTAACAATACCTTTTGGAGGGTAATAATGTTTTTGGTTAATGGAATGAAAGCAAAATTAAGACAATTTAATAGAGATGAAGATAATAATGTGTTTGACGACCAAAATTATAAAGAAGTTTTTATTAAATGTTGTCCTTATAATGCTGATGAGAGTATAAACTTTGGTATTTATACACATCCAGAAGCAACAGGTTATTATCAAGTACCAAGATGGGTAGATGTTAAAGAGGGCGACCAAATAATTTTTCTAGGAAATAGAGGAATTATTGAGGAAAGAGTTCATACCATATTAGAAGTAAAAGATGAATGGCTATTCAACCGTGTAGAAAATAAGATTTTGGTAATAAAATGAATGTTGATGTTAATTTTAAATGGCAACCTGGTGCAAAAAATAAAATAGAACAAGCACCAAAAAAAATGCTTTATGATATTGCTAAGATAACTTTAGATATGTCTTCTCAAAATATACCATTATCTAATCGTAAAAATAGCGGACATTTAAGGATTTCGTCCGCAAGTGGTGGAGTTAGAGAAGATAATCAAGGTTATTATATTGGTTCTTATACTAATTATGCAAAATATGTATGGAAAATGGGTGCTAATACTAAATGGAGTACACCGAACACTTTTGGAAAATGGTATGCTGAAGTATATAGAAAACAATATAACAATATTAATAAGCAAGCCGTTGAAAGGAATAAATTGAAATGACGCAAAAAGACATTGAAAGAAAGCAATTAATCTTAATTGACTACATACAAGAATTAGTCAACAATTATACTACTGAAAAATGGAAAATAAAAGCCGAATATTCAACAAATGATAATGATAAAAGGGTAATTACTATACAAGAACAAACAGGCGAAAAAACCGTGTTTTATGGAGATATAAAACCTATGTTTAATTATTATATGTTTGATATATATGGTTTATCAATTCAAGAATGTAAAAATATATCATTAATGCTAGGATATCTAATTGGTAAAAATGTTATTAGAGAAGTAAATAACAACGGAAAATTAGAAAAGTGGCAAATAATGTTTATTCAATGGGCTAACCCACAACCTATTGAATATTTAGATATTAGAAGAGTGGGATATAATGCTACATATAAATGTGTAGTAAATAAGATTTATGAGGAGGAATAAAAATGCAATGGTTTGTAAATAACAGAGAAGTTATTAAAGGATTATCTATTAATACAGGTACAACAGCAGCTCCTGAATATACTGAGATGTGTACTACTACTGAAATAACTTTTGGAACAGATTTAGAGCAACAAGACTTTTACGTTTTCTGCGACGCTATTCAACGTTCTATAATCACTGGTGTGGCTATGAATATTGAAACGACAGTTAAATTAGATATTAATAATAAATCTATCCAAACTTTAGTTGGAATGATACATACTTTATTAGCTCAAGGCTCAATAGCACAATTTAATAATCAAACAGTACAATTTGAATTATTAACAGGAGTACAAGAAGGAGCTTTAACTTATACTAAATATACAGTTCCATGTTGTTTAAACTTTAGTGAACTAGGAGGAAGTGCTGAAGACGCTTCAGAATTTAGTTTAACTATTGCTATTACTGGAAAAGGTACAGTAGTAAGCGGATAATTTAAAAGGGTAGGGGTATAATGCCCTTACCTTTATTTTTTATAAGAAGGAGGTGGATATATGAACGGTGGCGAGGTAGTATTTCATTTTAAAGGCAACGATAAAGATTTGGATAAAAAAACAAGTGAATTAAGTTCTAAACTTGGAAATATTGGTAAATCTATCGGTGGAGCATTTTTAAAAGGTACAGCAGTGGCTGGGGCTTCGCTAACAGCTATGGTAGGAGCTAGCGTTAAAGCTTTTGCTAATGTAGAACAGTCAATAGGTGGTGTTGAAACATTGTTTAAAGATAGTGCTTCAACAGTTATAGCCAATGCAAAAAAAGCTTACACGACGGCTGGAGTAAGTGCTAATGATTATATGGAGCAGGTAACTTCATTTAGTGCTAGTTTATTACAGTCTCTAGGTGGAGATACAGCTAAGGCAGCAGAATACGCCGATAGAGCAATAGTTGATATGTCAGATAATGCTAATAAAATGGGTACATCTATGGAAATGATACAAAATGCATATCAAGGTTTCGCAAAACAAAATTATACGATAAAATTAATGTCTGCTTAATTAGTGATAATTAAGTAAGTGTATGTGAACCTTATCAAGGGTGTGAGATTAAAATATAAGTAGGAAATGACTTGTTGAGATAATCTTGCTAACTGGGGAAGCCTAAGTCTAAAAGATATGGTTATCCAGTGCCAAGCCTATAAATAGGAAGGTCAAACGACTATGAGTTCGTTACTCAGTACATTTACTATTGATACGTAAATGGAAGTGCATACTATCTCAAATGTGAGATAAAGATATAGTCTAATCCCACTTTTAAATAAGTGTTAAAGTACTAGGAAACTAGGGGTATAAATGGTTAGATAATTTGAAGCTTGGATATGGTGGTACAAAAGAAGAGATGGCAAGGCTTATAAAAGACGCTTCTAAAATGACCGATGTACAAAAAGAATTAAATGTATCGGTTAAAGATGGAGATATGTCATTTGGTAATATAGTTAATGCTATTTCCGTAATGCAAAAGAAAATGGGTATAGCAGGAACAACTACAAAAGAAGCTTCCGAAACAATAAGCGGGTCTATCAATAGTGCTAAAGCAAGTTTTCAAAACTTTTTAGCAGGTACTGGTTCAATAGACCAAGTTATTTCAACTTTTTCAACAGCTGGGCAAAATATAATGAAAGCTATTGTTAAGATGGCACCAGATATAATTGATGGAATAGTCACTTTAATAAATGCAATTGTACCACAAATACCAGCACTAGTTGGAGCTTTACTACCAACTGTTATAAATGGTATTTCTTCACTTATAAGTGGCTTAGCTGGGGCTTTGCCAGAATTATTAAAAGTATTAATGGATACATTAATAGAACAAGGACCGATAATATTACAAACATTAATGGATAGTGTTTTAGATATAGTTTATTCTCTTTCTGATACATTACCAACATTAATACCACAAATAGTTAAAGCCATAATGACTTTATTACCAGTATTATTGAGTAATATGCCAGCTTTTATGAAAGCAGGAATTGAATTAATAATGGCTGTGATAAATGGATTAGTTGATAGTATTCCTATTTTAATTGATATGCTACCAGATTTAATAGAAGAATTGGTTAATGGTCTTATATCTGCACTACCTATGCTATTAGGTGTAGGAATGGCTATAAATATAAAACTTGCACAAGCAATTATTAAAGCAGTGCCAAAATTAATAAGTTCTATACCAAAAATTATTAATTCTTTAGTAGAAGGATTTAAAAAAGGAGTATCAAATTTTGCCTTTGTAGGTAAAAGTTTAATTGATGGATTAGGCTCAGAAATAACAACAGGTGCGTCACAATTAGGTCAAAAAATATTAACATCTGTAACAAATTTCTTTACTAAAACTATACCTTCAATATTTAATAATTTTGTTTCATTCTTAGCTAGTATTCCTGCAAAAATAGGGGAATTTGTGCAAGGAGTTATATCATTTATTGGGCAAATACCTTACTATGTAGGATATGCAATAGGGTATGTAATAGGATTTATTGCTTCTATACCTTTTAGATTATGGGAAATTTTAACTTCTGCAGTAGAAAAAGTAAAAGAGTTCGGGATTTCAATATGGACATGGATAACTGTTGATTTACCACAAATAATACAAGGTATCATCAACTGGTTTGCACAATTACCAGGTAGAATATGGACATGGCTAACAACTACTATATCAAATTTTGCTACATGGTTAGGAAATATGAAAACTAAAGCAGTTGAAGGAATTAAAAAAGTTGCAAATTCAATTGTAAATGGGTTCAAATCTTTACCAGATAAAATATTCAATGTAGGTAAAAACCTTATCCGTGGATTATGGAACGGTATAGTAGGAATGAAAGATTGGATTAGTGGAAAGGTTAAAGGATTTGCTTCTGGAGTTATAAATGGATTTAAAAAATCGTTCGGAGTTCATAGTCCGTCACGTGAGTTTGCTATAATAGGTAGATTTAATATGCTAGGATTAGAAAAAGGTATGGAAGATATGCAACCTGATTTACAAAAATCAATAAATGGTATGTTTGATTTATCGCCTAGTTTATATGGTTCTACAAGTAATAATTTAAGTCCAAATATAAATGTAACAGTAAATAATAACATGAAACAAGACCCACTAGGACAAATGATTAATGATGTTAAAACTTTCTCTGGTGGCTCTAAAAACGATTATAGTTATGGAATGGGAGTGTAGTTTATGATACAAATGTATATAAATGATGAAGAAGTAGTATGCAGTAAGGAATTTACTATAAGTGAAGAAATGCTTGTTACTTCTTCTACCGTTCTTAACAATTGTTATCCTAAAAGTTGGGAAGAAAATCAAGATTATGTAAATAACTTTTATTATCCTGAAGATTATTCAAAATTAAAGATATTAAAAGATAATGTGCTTATATTTTGTGGTGTTGTTAAAAATACTGGGGAAATTAGTTTAAACCCTAGATATCCACATTTTTGTAGTTTACAGATATTAGATTTTAAAACATTTTTATCAGAGGGAGAAACACTTGATTTTGTAATAGCTAATAAAACTATTGGAGAAGCTATTGAAATGATAGTGAATGCTGTTAGTGATTATGGCTTTGTATTAGGTAATATTAATATTTATGGAATAGACGACATTATAGGTGCCTATTCTACACAAAATAAAACAGCTTATGATGTCTTTCAATATATAGCAGACATTACACAAAGTAAATGGACTACAAGAATGGTTGACGAAAATACCGTTGCAATAGACTTTTACGACCCTACTTTATTACCTAGAGCAAACAATATAAAATATAATCTACAATATTTTGAAGAAAATAATATAAAGGATTTATCTTTTAGCTATGGAACTAGAGATTATAGAAACAAACAGGTAATGCTTTCAAATGAAGTATATGCGTCAATAGATTATACCGATAATATAATAGCCGATGGATATACAAGAACTTTTACAGCACAAGAAAAAATAGGAATAATAAAAAGTATAAAGGTTGGTGGAGATAGTAAAACATTCGCCACTAATAATGATAAAGATTTAGGAGTTGACGCAAACTTTTACTATACACCTGGGGAAAAAAATGTTGATAGTAATCCCAACGACCCTATTTATGGAACAGGATTAGAAATTACAATTGAATATACGCCAATAGTTCAAGGTAGACAAATTGTTTATGATAATGACGAAGTAACTAGAGTTAGTAATAATACTGGGAGAAAAGGTGTTATTGCTAGGTATGAAAATAGAAATGATGTATTAAGCAGTGATGAATTAAATAAAATAGGGCAAACTTATTTAAGATATAAAGGTACGCCTGAAATAAAACTAACAGTTGTAACTAAAGATAAAGACATTTTTAATATAGGAGAGATAGCTTATTTTGAAGCACCTATACAAGAATTGCAAGCCGATTATATGGTTAAAAAGAAAGAAACACAAATAATAACTACAGCAGGTTATAACAATATATTTTATACTTATGAATTAACATCTAATTTTAATAGTGAAAATGCTGTAAACTGGTTTGATAATCAAAGAAATAAAGCTACTGGTAATATAGGACAAGGAGAATATATAGCCCGTAATATAGATATAGAAAATACGGCTAATATCATTTTTAAAAATTTAGTTGTTACTGAAGTAGAAACACAAGGAGATAATATATTGAATTGCGTAATAGAAAGTCCATTTAATAATTAGGAGGTAAAATATGACAAATGATTTTAAAAAAACTTTACTACAATATTTTACTGGTAATCTTGAAAAGGATACAGGTGTAACAAAAGAAATAATACAAAAAATAAGTTCTATACCTTTAAGTGATTTTGATGGTTATTATGTTCCAAATAGCAAGCTAACAATACGTGGAATGGTAAGAGATAGTAGTAGTGGTAATGTTGTATTATATGGTGGATATGAAGATGGTAATATCTTAAAAGGTATAATAATAGTATTAAATCAAGATTTTAAACCTTTAAAAGTATTTTATAAATTTTCGAGTGGTACAGATTTAAGATATATCCATAGTATGAACCAAGATGAAAGTGGTAATTATTATTACATAGATAGTAATACCTTAGGGAGTACAACAGCCGAAAGAAGATTAGTTTTAGTAAATAATGTAAGTCAAAGTAGTAGTGTAACATTAAGAAAGACTTATTCTTTTCCAAGCGGATATAATGATTTTTATTGCTATAATGTATATAAAGATGTTAATAGTGCTAATTATGTTTTCGTTGGAACTAAACCACCAGATTATGACGATTTTAAAATAATATCCGTAAAAATAGATGTTGGTACAACTAATGAATGGAAACAATGGAATTCATCGGGTGGTTGGATATTAGGAGATAGTTTTGTTAATTTTGATAGTGATGGTAATTTATTTTGCGAAACTATTATAACACGTTCAATGAATAACGCTAGCACTCTTAATGCTGTTTCAATTTGGAAAAAAGACTATACTAGCAATGATTTTACTCTATCTAATCTAAATATACCTTTTGACTACAAACCTTACATAGATAATGACAATTATCATAATCAAAGTGTATTTATTAATAAAGATGAAGTATATTTTGTTAGTACTAATCAGTCGATATTCTTACGTGATGTTATAGAAAATAAATATATAGAATTATATTATTATAATTTAAGCACTAATGAATACAAGAAAATATATAGTAAATTTTTAGGGGAATATGTTGAATGTGATTTAGAAGCTATTTATTTAAACAAAAATCAAAATGATGTATATATTCAATATAATGTTATTCAAGATGGAACACCGATAGCAGATTATTACTTTCAAAGATACGTTGATAGATGGTTTCCGTTAAAAATAGCTGATAAACAACCGTTTTATCATGGAACAAGATTATTATATATAAATAACACTTATAACCTAGTCAATGCTTATATGATTAGTACTACTTTTGATAGTTTATATTGGAGCGTTTATAATATTTTAGAAATATATAATAAAAATAACTTTAACGGAGAAACTTATATAAATACAAATAGTTTAATACCAAATTCAAGTGTTTTATATAATGAAAATAATGATGTTGTATTTGCAAGAAATTTATATAATAAAACTATAAGTGAAAGAACAACACAAGCAACTTTAGAGATACCTAACAATTATTTAAACGATGTAATGATAGCCAAACAAAATTTAATAAGTGAAACTAATTTAACAATGGTAGAAAATCAAAATACTGTTACTAAAAATGTTTATGAAACAGTTTATTTGAATTTTATCAATACATTACAAATGATTAATAATAATAATGAAGAAAATCCAATATTAAATTCAAATGGCGCAATAAGGTTAAATAACAGTATATCTAATCTTATAGATTATGATAATTCAAAAATAGGTAAAGCAAAAATAAATTTTGAAGATGGAACAAGCTCTATTATTCCTATAGCATTCACACAAAATGGAAATGTTATGAGAACAGAGTTTACTATAACAGTTGATAAGAACATAACTAATATTCAATTATTGAGTAATGATGAAACTACAATTTATCAAACAATAGAAACTCAATTATCAATAAATAAAACATATACAATTTCCCAAGACGTAACAGTTGAGGGAGTTCAATTATAAAGGAGTGATAAAATGAAACATAAACTAATAGTTAACATGGGGGGGTGTGTTATTTAATTAACACATTCTCCAAAAAGGAGAATGAAATATGGATATGATTACCTATGCCGATAAAATAGCATTGAATGAAAATCCTGAAATTCAAGAAAATAATAAAATAACAGCTGAAAATATGAATGAAATAAAAACCGTTGTAAACAATTTTATAAATGATGTTATTTCTAATAGAATACAACAAGATATTACAACAAACGGTAATCCTGTTAAATGCGGATATAAAATAGATAATAAAGATGTGTATGTAAAGCGTTATTCAAGTCCGTTTAATGGACAAACAGCAACATTTGCTTATGGATTAGAAAATATAACTATTACAGATATTTCAGGTTATTATGCTAATGCTAATTTCTCGTCGGTGTTCCCTTTACCATCAATAAGAACACAATTTGCAGATTATACAACTGAAATTTATATTGCTAATGGTAATGTAAATATAAACACTGCTAATGTTGGAAGAGATGGATTTACGGCATACGTATATATATATTTTACATATAATGATTAATTAAATAACAAATTTAATGCAAATAACATATGAAGATAAAGTAGCATTGAATGAAAATACAGGAATTGCAGATATAAATAAAGTTAAAGCAGACGATATGAATATGATAAAAAGTGTTGTAAATGCTAATCAAGAAGATGTAGGAGATATTTCAAATTTAAAAACAAAAGATATCACAAGTATAGTAAATGCTGCAAATGAAATAGAAGAGGAAAATTATTATTCTACTGAAGAAAAACAAATTGGAAAATGGATAGATAATAAACCTTTATATAGAAAAACATTTGTAATAGATGGTAATTCGTCACCACAACAACAAAGTTATCAATTTGATTTAGCTTCATTAAACTGGGAAACAGTAACTTTAATATATGGAACTACTTATCAAGAAACAAACTCTTATTATAGAGATTTACATAATGCTTATGCTTATGATAGTACGGCAACTAATGAATATTCTGGAGCTTGGACTAGTGGTACTCTTTTACGTGTTCGTTCTCGTGGGATAGCAGTTACTAAATTCTACGTAACTTTAGAATATACAAAAACAACTGATAGCCCTTCAAATTAAAATGTCATAATGACTAGAAAGGAATAAAAAATGGAAAAAGAAGAACTAAAAATATTATACGATACAGAAGCACGTTCAAAATCTAACACTAAAAGAATAGATGAACAAGATAAAAAAATAAATAATCTTGAAAAAACTTATTCTATTATGGAAAAAATGGATTTTAGAATGGGAAAAGTTGAAAATGCTGTTGAAAGAATTGATACAAAATTAGAAAATAGTGAAAAGCAAAAAAGCATGAAGTGGGATAAATTAATTGATTATTTATTTTATGCAATACTTGCTTACGCTTTATTTAGATTAGGTTTAAAATAGGAGGAATAATATGATAGATTTTATAAATAATAATTTAAACTTGATATTAAGTATATTAGGAACAATTTTAACTGCTGTTGGTGGTTATATAGCTAAATTATATAAAAAGTATATAAATGATAAACAAAAAAAAC